GGCGAGCCGGTGCATGGCGACAGGGATATGCACGAAAGGTGCGAAAGGGAACAGGAAATAGGACGGATGCCGTTCGATGAAGCTTTGAACATGATTCTGGAGCGCGTTACCGACACTGTGGAGGTAAGCGGCGAGGATAACCGGATACGGTTCGACTGCTGGTTCAAGACGTTCGAGGATGCCCTGGAGGTTATTAAGACACTGGATGCCAGGGGCGCGACTTACTACGCCACAACCGATCATGTTTCGTTTCAGGTGGGCGCGGGAAATAACTGGAGGCTGGAGTTTAAGTGATATAGATAAAGTCACAGCAAAACTCTTAGAGGAAATCGAAAACACAGTTGCGCCAAAGCTATTCAATATCAATAACGGCACAGCTTCCGACAGGGAAAAACAGATCGTGCAGGAGTGTCTTGGGTATCTAAGCTTGATCAGGTATTCACGCCTGAAGCCTGCGGCAATAAAGCGGTGTTGGGATAATACGAACCTTAAGTTTATGTAAATCTTTGCTGCGCCGCGCGCGACGGATAACCGGGACCCGAAACCCCGGTCCGGATGGGCGGCGGCGCGGCAAAAAGCATATCCGTCTAATATGAGGCGGCGGCGTGGCGATATGACACGCTAGGTAGAACAGGGACACTACCAAAAGGGCTAACCAGCGCAAAAGATATTCCGGGCGCAATGGGTAAAGGTGGTCGCAGAGGGGCGGCAGGTGAGATAGGTGACGGGTTAACCGTTGATACGGGCAGGCGAGGCCACTTGAAGCCGGGTCCACGTAAGTCACAACCTATCACTTAAGACAAAGCACCCTCAGAGCCTAGTCGGGGAAGGACCGGCCCGCCTCTCAAATTTATAAGGAAGGTGTAAGTCATGAAGCCAAAAGGAAGTTTCAAGGACAGCAGGGGCAAACTTTTCATCGACTGTGCCGAATGCGAGCGCGGCGGTAATGGTGGCGATAAAGATAAATGCTCTGCTGGATGGCGAACAAAGCGAATCAGGCATGGCGGCTGCTTTATCGGCCAACTGATGGAGAAGTACGCAATTTAATAATATTGAGGCGGCAGTACGGAAAGCAGACGCACACGGTGTCAACCAGGCACAAGGGTTGGATAGTGTGACCAACCTCACCAGCCGGGGGACGAGTAACGCAAACCGGCAGCCGGAGTAGCGCCCGGTCCGCCTCTCAAATTTTAAGCAGGTGATCCCGTGAAAATCTACCGCGACAACAATGGAATATGGGCCATCTCCATCGGCACAGACGACCTAGCCCCCGGCGCTATCGTCGTCTACCACAAGAGCCTGCCGAATGTACCGCTGGTGGTGGTGAGCGCCCCAGTGAGAACGCCGTGGGGCGACAAGTATATCGTGTGCCGGGGCGGGAAAGAGGTCCCGGTGCTAAAGAAAAATTTGGAGGGATAACAATGCAAGTCTCAAACCTCGTAAGAATAGAAAGCCAGTCTCGCGAAGAATGGCTAGAGTTACGAAAAAAAGGATTGGGCGGCAGTGACGCCGCCGCGATCCTTGGATTAAACGTTTACCGCTCACCCTTTGAAGTTTATGCCGAGAAAATCGGACTTAAAACAGACGACGAGGATAACGAAGCAATGCGCCAGGGTAGGGACCTAGAGGACTATGTAGCACAACGTTTCACCGAGGAAACGGGCAAAAGGGTACGGCGCAGAAACGGAATTCTCCAACACCCGGAGCATGAATGGCTGATCGGCAATATTGACCGCTGGATTATTGGAGAAAACGCCGGCTTGGAATGTAAAACTACCTCGGTTCTCAATAAAACAAAATTCGCACAGGGCGAATTCCCCCCAACCTATTATGTTCAATGTGTTCACTACATGGCCTTAACGGGCGCGGAAAGATGGTATTTAGCTGTCCTGGTGCTTAATAAAGGGTTTCATGTATTCACGATTGAACGCGACGAAGCCGAAATAACCGCACTTATCGAAGCAGAAAATGACTTCTGGTACAATCACGTACTAAAACAAATTCCCCCTTCTCCTGACGGTTCAGAAAGCACCCAGGAGACAATCAAGGCCATGTTCCCTGAAGCGAAAGACCGGGAAACCGTGGCAATCTTCGGGCAAGAAGAAAACATTAAAAATTACCTCACATTAGACGCACAGATAAAAGAATTAGAAAAGAAGCGCGACACACTAAAACAAACGATCCAGCTAGTTTTGGGTGACGCCGAAATAGGCCAGGCGCAAGGCTATCTTGTCGAGTGGAAAAACCAGACACGGCAGACTATTGACACAAGAAAACTAAAAGCAGAACAAGGAGATTTATACAGCCAATATCTCAAACCAGCGCAGACGGTAAGAGTATTCAAGATTAAGGAGGTATCCTGATCATGGCAATGTCAGAAGGGATTATTCAGAAAGCGACACAGAATGGTCAAACGGCAGTCGGTAAACCGATTGACCGCCTTAAAAATATCCTTTACGCTCCGAGCGTTCACGAACAGTTTAAAAATGTACTTGCGGAAAACGCCGGTGCTTTTGTGGCTTCAATAATTGACCTTTACAACACAGACAGATATTTGCAAGCCTGCGACCCTAAAGCGGTGGTTATGGAGGCATTGAAAGCGGCCTCGCTTAAGCTGCCGGTAAATAAACAACTTGGATTCGCCTGGATTGTGCCATATAAAGACCGGAAACTAGGCCAAACTATACCGACATTCCAGCTTGGTTACAAGGGTTACATTCAGCTTTGCATGAGGACAGGCGCCTATCGCTACATTAACGCCGATGTGGTTTTTGAGGGTGAATTAGTGAAACAGGATAAGCTCACTGGGGAAATTGAGATTGATACAAGCAAGCGAGAAAGCGACAAAAAGATCGGGTACTTCGCATTTATTGAGACACTAAACGGATTTAGGAAAACCCTATATATGACGGTTGAGGAAGTAACGAGACACGCCCAACAATACAGCAAGAGTTACAGCAGTAAAAACAGTGTGTGGCTGTCTGATTTTGACGCTATGGCATTAAAAACCTGCCTGCGGTTGTTGCTATCTAAGTACGGCATTATGTCGGTTGAGATGCAAAAGGCGTACATTGAGGACACAAGCGACACGGCAGGATTGGCAGACGATGCGATTAATGCGGAGTATGAGATCGGGACGTTTAATGACAAGGATGAAGGGCAGTCGGAAGGCGAGGAAATAGATACTTTTGAGACCAATGCATAACCAGGGGGACACCTCGCGTGTCCCCGCAAAAGAAAGGTGGTACAACCGTGACAAACAGAAAACAAATCGCGCAAATACTCATACAGATGGGGATTCAGCCCCATCTGAAGGGTTACAAGTACATCATTTCGGCGCTGGAACAATTTGAAAAAGGCGACTGGCATCACTGTATTACTACAAAGATTTATCCCGCCGTGGCGAAGGAACACGGGGAAACGCCTTCGCGGGTGGAGCGCTGCATCAGGCACGCCATCGGCTGTGCCAGTATCGCGAACACAACAGTTTACCACGTGGTTATAGGGCAGTATCTGCCGCGGGGAAGGAAGCCGATGAACGGGCACTTTTTAGCGGCGGTAGACGAGGCGTTGCGGTTGGGGTTGGTGGAAAGGGCGTCGTAACGGGCAGTTTGGTAAAAATGCGAAGCAACGGGGGTGGATATAATCGCAAAAACTGAGCAGACCATAAAGCTTGAAAAAGAGATATGGGGAGTTACTAGTAAACAGAGCTTATTTGGTTGCTTTGAAGTTACAGTCGGTTGGTTTGGTAAGGAACGTGTTGATTATCTCACCTATGATACCAAAGAAATCTGGCGTTGCTATGAAATTAAAGTATCGAAGGCTGATTTTAAAAGCAAGGTTCACAATACCTTTATTGGTCACTTTAATTATTATGTTATGACCAGGGAGCTTTACGAACAGGTAAAGGCAGATATTCCGGCTCATATCGGAGTGTATGTGGGCGGTATATGTGTCAAAAGAGCCAAAAAACAGAAGCTTGGTATTGATGAACGTATTTTGAAAGACTCTTTTATTAGGTCACTTTATAGAGAAGCCGAAAAGGTCATAAAATCCGATAACCCTAACATCATTGACTCACTAAAACGCCAGATAAAATATTACAGACAACAAGCAGAAGATTACAAGCGTAAATATTGGGAATTAATGAGAATTGGCCAAGAAAAATTCGGGAGCAGATGGCATAAGACAATATGACACATTTCAAAGATGAAGTAAATTGTTAAAAATACGAAGGAGCGAAAATATGATAACCATTAACGATATTAAAGAATATCAAAAAAGAATGGAAACTATACGCAAAAACGGTTTTAAGGCGTCTGAATTTAAGGCGTTAGGCAGAGAATTGCAAGAAAAGTTTAACCTCACCGTTCCCCAAACTACAGCAATATTAAATAACAGGGCGGATGAAATATTAGAAATATTAAAAAATCAATAGTGAACATTCCAACGATATTGCACAGGAGTGATAACCATGAAACACGCCCAACGTTTAAAGCGTCGCCACAAGGAACTGCTGAAAAAGCGCGGGTTAAACGTGCAAAACTGGCTATATGTGATGGAAGTGCCGGGTGAGTTGCACATTGTGCATAGGCTGTCAGGCAAGGTGAGGATTTTGAGGACGGGGGTGTCAGCGTGACAACAGGAAGAACGATCATACTGTCGGCCTCGGCGCGGGAGTTGGAGGCGGAGAACGCGAGTCTCAGGAATGCTTATGAGAAGCTTCTTGCCGAGAACGCCAGACTCAAGGCCGAACTTAAACAGATGAAGGCAGATGCGGCAATCCTGTGGGAAGCGTTGGAGCAAATCAATAACCTCATAGAAACCGAGGACGAGGACGACTATATGTATTTTTCCTCAGACAAGGTTGGAGAGATATACGAAACTATGCGAAATAAGATTAATTCCACCACAGCAGTCCGCGACTACCTTGAGAGGATGCGGAAGCTGGAGACGGTAGCAGTGAAGGCTAATAAGTGGGCCGAGACCAATACTTGGGGCGGGCCGGAGTTTGACGATTTTTTGGGTGCACTTGGCGCCCTGGAGGTGCCCGCTGATGGTTAAGCGTATTTGCCCGCATTGCGGCGCCGAATGGTGGAGCGCTGATAGCGCAGGGGTTTGGATATGCGAGTGTGGGGCCGAGATGGGGCCGGAGGAGAACGAGGCGGGAAGGGAATGAAGATATCATGAGCAACACAAAGATTGAATGGACGGACGCTGTATGGAATCCGGTTACCGGCTGCACAAAGATCAGTCCCGGCTGCCAGAACTGCTACGCAGAACACATGGCAAAGCGCCTGGCCGGGCGCTGCGGGTACCCGAAGGATAATCCCTTTAGGGTGACATTGCATCCAGGGCGGTTAGAAGAACCGTTGAAGTGGCGGAAGCCAAAGAAAATATTTGTCTGCAGCATGGCCGATTTGTTTCATGAAGATGTGCCCGACGATTTTATTTTTAGCGTATTTAACACAATGTCTAATGCTCAATGGGTTTTTGGTCATACATTTCTCCTTTTAACAAAGCGCCCCGAGAGAATGAAAAAGATCATTGAGGCGATTAAGGCTGATTTGGAGGAACAGAGAAAGCCTGTGAAATTACCAAATGGTCATACTCAACATAATCTAACATTTGCCTTCCCACTCCAACGGATTTGGCTCGGCGTCACAGTCGAGAACCAGGAGCAGGCCGACAAGCGAATCCCGATCCTGCTACAGATACTGGCGGCAGTCTATTTTATAAGCCATGAGCCTGCACTTGGGCCAATCATATATCCACCTGAATTTTTAGCGTTAGGTAGAAAAGCTCTGGTAATTACTGGTGGAGAAAGCGGGCCTGGCGCAAGGCCGATGCATCCAGAATGGGTAAGGCTGGATCGAGATCAGTGCCAGGCGGCTGGAGTGTCATTCTTCTTTAAACAGTGGGGTGAGTGGTTCCCGTTTAGGCCATCAACTACAGGGTACTTTTTACCGCTGGAAGGAATGGGCGATCCTGAGCTACCTAAGAGAGTAAAGCACATGATGTCTTGGGAGATAGAAGGATGGAATAAAATCAAAGGGGTAATCTGCCCGTTTCGTGTTGGCAAAAAAGCCGCCGGTCGGTTGCTTGATGGCCGTACCTGGGATGAATTCCCCGTGGTGCAGCCATGACCGCCCCGGCACCCTGGCAACCACTAAAAGCAGAGGTGGAAAAATGGGCAAATCAAGGCCGCACAGCCAAAACCCACTGGGTATGGACAGAGCTCACCGAATCACTTCGGGGTATAGCGTACTCTGCGGACTATCGGCCATGGGTGAGGGGTTACATTGTAGGACAATAACCAGGGGCGGCGCATGTCGCCCTAGGGCGCTAAATGTTAAAAATATGCAGCAAGGAGAAAGAATTTATGGATGGTAAAAATGAGATAAATGATTTAGAAAAAAATTGTTAAGAGTGTGCAATAAAGGCGGTGATGAAAATAGATTTTTATGTTGGACTTCATCAACCTTCTGATGCAAAACACTTTGATAAATGCATGATCAGTATAAACCGTCTTAAAAAAAGAAAATCATTTTTTGATGTAAAAGATTGGATCATGGATTCAGGAGCATTCAGCCAGATATATTCGCGTGGCCAATATGATGAACCCGTAACCGTGTATGCAGAGCAGATAAAAAGGTGGAGCGGATGCGGTAACCTGATTGCAGCCGTTACCCAGGATATGATGTGTGAACCGTTTATTTTGAAGCGTACTGGCCTAACCATAAAAGAGCATCAGGAAATTACTATAGAGCGATACAAAGAATTGTCTGGCCTGATTACCAGTATCTATATTATGCCTGTATTGCAGGGCTACGAACCAACGGATTATGTTGAACATATCAACATGTATGGTAATTTGCTCAAATTTGGTCAATGGGTAGGCGTTGGCTCAGTTTGCAAAAGAAACGCTAATCCGTCTGTAATTATCAAAGTTTTGTACGACATTAAGCGGGCACGGCCAGATTTGAAACTGCACGGATTTGGTTTAAAGATTACAGCTCTGAAAAACGGTACTATCAGGAATATGTTATATTCTGCTGATAGTATGGCTTGGTCATATCACGCACGCAAGAATGGACGAAATGCCAATGACTATAGGGAGGCAGTAAGATTTGTGGACAGAGTTAGAAGTTCTATAAATACTATCTATCAGACTAGTTTTTACGATTACCTTTGATGAACATTTCAAAGATTATATGAAGGAGTGAAGATATATATGGGTAAGTTGGACCGGTGCCCTATAACAGGATTGCCGTTCTTTATGGAAATTGAACATCCCGATCTTGGTTGGGTACCAACCTATGGAGGCCCTTACGATAGCTATACCATTCCCCGGAAAAATAATAACGGTGAGTATTACCGCGAACGATTTGACCACGATGAAGGGATATGGAAAGAAACCGAGTGGATTGAAGTTAAGGAGGGAGAGGCTTGAGATATTACGAGTTTAACAAAGCCGATTATTATGCCCTATTGGCAGTCAAGGAAAGCAAAGGAAGTACCATGATGAAAGCCATGAAATTGTATGTTGAACATATAGCATATGATGATGTAACCGAATTGAGGGTAAATGGATTACACCCCAACGAGATTAGTAAGGATGAAGCCCTGTTAAAATTCTTAAAAGCACCTGGTAATGAAGAATTGAAGATTAAAGATGCTGTTAAACTATTTAATAATTGCGAGGATGGAATTTTGTTGATTGATAGTGCTTTAGCGTAAGGCATATTACAAAGATATTGCAGGCGATGGTGATAGAGGCGATCCTGCTGGGGCTGGTGGAGAGGGAAGGCGTCATAAGCTGTTTGTTAAAAATGTGAAGTAAGGAGGGAGTAAATAAGCTATGTTGGATTGGGAAAAAGCAGAAGAATATCTTAAGACCTGTGAAGCAGTCTACACCGAAATAGGCAGCGCGGGATATTTTGCGCTTACTTATGTGATCCGCCCACTACGGGACAGGTTTAACGGGGGAGAGCGGACCGTGGAACTGTGGGACGAAATAATGGCAATCACTCTATAGATTATTAAAAATGCGAAGTAGGGGAAGAGGAAATTGGATAAATTAGAGCAAGCGTTTACCTATTTTGAAGATGCTATAAAAGAATCAGACGAAATTATTGCTGATTGTTCGCCAGACCTACAGGCAGAGTTAATCAAGCAAAAAGAGTATTTTGTAATAGCGCTTACAGCATTAGAAAAGCAAGTACCTAAAAGCCCTATTATTCAAGTAACATGGAAAGCATGTCCTATATGCAATCAAGGAATAGGAGTAAATAATAAAACACCTAACCCAAAAGCAATAGCATATTGCTGGCATTGTGGTCAAAAATTAGATTGGGATTAATTACACATTTCAAAGAAAAAGCGTAGCAAGTTTTAGGGGAGGTAAGGGTTTTGGC